CGTACGGGCCAAACCAAAGTATTACTTACGTCATGTTACGTTTGAGACAAAGGAACAGGCCAAGGCGATGGGCGCACGTTGGGATGGTATGTGTTGGTTCATTCCCGATACCGTGACAGGTGACGCGCGTAAAGCGTTGACCACGGAGTATGGTCCTGTGTTCTACGGCAATCACTCGCGTAAGGGTAAGGGCCAATGGGATGCGTTCACCCCTGCCGAGTTGGATGACACCAAAGCAAAAGTGCAGTCCGAACCTGACCCGGGCAGACCTCACGTACAGGCCAAGTCAAAACCTGTTACACAGAAGAAGGTACAGCCCGTCGCTGAATCAAAGCGTACCGATCCCAAGGTTACCACTGCTGTCGATACAAACGTGTTTACTATCCGTATACCCAAGCGTCTTGTCTGGGGGGTACTGGTATCTGCGTTGGTAGTCGCTGCGTGGTACGTGGGCAAATCATTCTAATTCGGGCAACTGCCCGAAATCAAACGGGGTGGCGTGGTGTCACCCCACAACAAATGGAGAAATACAATGGCCTTATATTGGCAAAACAGACACCTAATGTCCTTTGATAAAGTGGCGGCAACATACGATGCTATCAAACCGCTGCGTGGTAAACTCAGTGATGCTAACGTACGTCCTCTTGGTGACCGTGCGCGTAAGTGGGAGCGGATCAAAAAGATCAACAACAACTGCTACGTGCTGACAGACGGGTATCACACTGGTGATGATGTGTTTAAGAGTTGGGGTTACAACCATAAAACAGGTAAACCAACCGAAGCAGAAATGATTAACCTTGCACCAATCGTGTGGCGTAGACACAGAGATGGTACGACGACAATCAAGGTGCGTAACGGTACAGGTCAAGGTGCACACAACGGTCGGTATAGTTTCTTAGACAGACACCTGCCAAACGGTATGCGGTTCATCGTTCGCAACGGCAAACACTTTATATCGTTGGGTCACGGCACCACTTACAAGGAATATTATCTTGCTAAGAGTAACACGTTAGCTGCGTGGGCATTGCCTGACGATGCACAGAGAAATCAGTGGACCAAAGACTTCACATCCCGTGATGATGGTGTGGCGCTGACGTTTCGTGTTGCCGATGACAAAATAACTTTTGTGGACGGTGGTAAGGGGTTGCCTGTTGCGCCCAAGGTTCGGGTAGATAAGAAAGCCAAAGCCAAGATGAAGGATGCTATTGCTGAGTTCCGTGAGTGGGCGTTCACCATGTATCCTTTGTTACCTACCAACGACTACGAGTATAACAATCGTATCCGTGATGAAATACGCAACGTGATAGGTGGCTACGGGTGGCATATAACTGGTAGTTTTAGTGACGATCCAGAGTTTACGCGTACGGTAATAAATGACCCTGACCACGGGTTACGTCTGCACCTGATGTACGGGATCATGGGTGAGACTGACTACCATCTGCGTCACACGTTTGACAGTGATGCGGATCATGTGAAGACTGTCAAATCGCAATTCAACCGTAAAATCAACAAAGTCTGTGGTTTTACAAAACAAGTGAGAGGATAAAAAATGTCTATAAGCCATACAACAGTGGACGCCGCCAAAGAATATGCGGCTGAATATATGCGTAAGCGTGGGTGCGTATCGCACGAACAAGATCAGTATGTGAAACCTCAACTGTACGAGTTCGTTCGCGCAATAGAGAAAACGCTACGCGTAAAGACCATACCGCGCTGTGACAAGACAGTACATGTGTACCGCGAGGGTGACCTGATGACTATGGGTTACATTGGGTATGGCGACTTTGCGACCAGTGTGAACGGGGGTAACAAGTTTATAGTATGTGCGCGTGGTATTGAGAATATGAAGTATTCTACCAGTGGAAACCAACACAACATGCGTATGGCGATCAACATGGATACCGCCGTGAAACATGCTAAGAGACACCTTGTATCTTACACTGTGGGAGAATGTGCTCTTGCTATGGTGCGCGATGTCACGGGAGAGGTAAACACGTTCCGAAATGCAGTACAGAGTAAGTATGACGAAACTATACAGTCGGTGGGGATAAACACACGCGGTTACGGTCCAGACAAGAAAGCCGCAGAACGTTTGATGGCCGAGCTACGAACCATGGTGCAGTCTGGGCATACGTTCATCGACAAGGAGCTTAATGCTGCCGTACATACTATGTTTGAGCAACAGGAAGAAGCCAACAGGTTCAGGGATCGGGCTGTGCCTATGGACTTTGTGAACATTGCCGAGCGATGGGGTAAACAAGTGGTCAACTGTGCGCGTATCAAAGACGTGACCACAAGCTACAATCCCGAGGTAGAGATGGTACGATCTTACGAACCAGACGAGGTGTCGGAAGATATGCAGCACAAGTGCGCTGCTATGAGTATGTGTGAGGATGGTCACTTCGTAGAGGGTGTGGGGTACAAAGTAAATGCCCATACGTTTTACCTCTACGTGTGAGGTGTTACACTGTGACACCAACCAATGACATCACTTACAACATACAGATACACCATACCACCAAAACTGTCCAAGTGGCATGTATAGGTATGAATTGTGTTGACGCAGACTTAAAAGGCTATTATATGTCTGTAGACGATCTACCGCTATGGGTGCAGGACAGGTTGTCTGTGCTTATGATGTTGGACGTACCACCTCCTCTTACCGATGTGGATGGGGTGGGTAGCAGACTAGGGCCATATACTTATTGGGTCTACAAATAAATTCGGGCAGATGCCCGAAACCGCGAGGCGGTCACCGCTGCCTCGCTACTGGTATCTTGGAGGACGACAATGACACCCGAAGCAAAAGTTAAAAAGAAAGTGGTAGAGCAGCTAAAGCAATTACGCGCCTACTACTTCTACCCTGTAACAGGTGGCTACGGACGTAGTGGTGTACCTGACATCATAGGGTGTTACGAAGGATTATTTTTTGGGATCGAATGTAAGGCAGGGAACAACAAACCCACACCATTGCAGGAGAAGAACCTAAAAGAAATACGTGCCGCAGGGGGATTGGACATGGTTGTTAATGAGGACAACATGCACACGGTAATGGACGAGTTACGTGCATGGTCTATGGTCCCAGACGGTTAACCCAAGCTGTGAGTGGGTTGCGGGTTTATGGATATTGTCCCGCGAAAACCGCAGCAGTACGAGCAACGCCCTCCATGATATTACTCATTGCGTTTGTGATCGTACCGAAGAAACCGCGTCATGGTTAGTCCCTGTGGCTTCTAACATGGGGCACCACTTTAACAATGGAGGAACCTATGGGTGACGAGCAGTTAACTACGTTTCAAGAAGCCAACCTAAAATGGTTGAAGCGGCAGGTTGATAACTTACAGGATGAACAGCACCGTGCAGATGCGCGGCCTCGCGTACAACAGGAACTTTGGGCTGCGCGTGAGGAGCTTGATAACTACGTCAAGACGCTGCGTGACCACGGTATAAAAATATGAACGAACAGGAACGTGTAAAATACGAGGAGTTGTACCGACAAAAGTGGGAGCAGCAAATTAAAAAAGATAAGAAAGATAATCCTCGTTTAGTAACAAGTAACAGGTACATAAACAACGCCATGCACAAAGAAAATGGTTCAAAGGGTGGTAGACCCAGAAAGGAGGAGAACAAACTAAAACTGACAAAGGACGCTGAAGTGTTGAACCGCATGTTGCAGCGTAAGATGACGTTAGGAGACGCCGCAGAAATAATGGGCATAAGCCGAAAATGGGCGTCAACGTTAAAAAATAAATATGATTTGCCAAGATAGGAGAATGGCTATGGTTGCGAAGAAAACAGCAGGGGCACCCCTCGAAATACATACTGTCAAACAGGGGCGTATCAAACTGCGGATGGTTGGTCAGACACCGTTGTACTTTAATAGTATGGGCGCAAAAGCGTGGCGTGATCTGTTAGTGGGTGCAGGTAAAAAGACTGCGGCTGAAAAGAAAGAACTAAAACATAACCCCGAAAAAGAATTTAGGGAAAGTGTTTACACTAAGAAAACAGGAGACACGCTGTTGTGCTTCCCTGCGGCAGGGGTAAAGGGTGCTATGGCTACGGCTGCACTAGAAACGGCAGGGATCACTAAGACAAGTGTGCAGCGGCTAATATTTCTGCCCGAAAGCCATGTGCAGATTTGGGGCAAGCCGTATCTGAAGATGGACATTGTTCGGTCTGCGGATATGAATAAGACCCCCGATGTTCGTACCCGTGCGTACCTACCCAACTGGTGCGCAGAGGTGGATATAAAGTTTGTTACACCAACGCTCAGTGCCATGGCTATCTCGTCATTGTTAATGAACGCAGGGATAATCGTGGGGCTTGGCGACTTCAGACAGGAGAAAGGTCGTGGCTCTTATGGCACGTTCTCTGTAACAGGTTCTGAGGATATGGGGGAACAACAGGCTATTTGGGATGATATCACGCAAGAAGCGCGTGAGGTCCAAGAGATGGCATTAGAGTATCCCGAATGCGCTGATGAACAGACAGCGGAGCTTATGCAGTTCCTACAAGAAGAACGGTTGCGTCGAGCAGCTTAAACGAAGAGGGGCGGTTAACGCCGCCCTAATTCACGGATAAGGCGGTTATGGAGTGTTGGGGTTTGGTCCGTTGCGGTCAGTCGGGGCGGTCGAGGTGAGATGAGGTCTGATATGTTAAGGTCGGGCGGGGTTTGGTATGGCGGTCAAGGCGGTTGAGGCGCGGTGAGTTGGGTTAAGGCACGGACGGGCGTGGTACGGCAAGGCGGTCAAGGTGTGTTGTGTTCGGGTATGGCGAGCTACGGTGAGATATGGTCGGGTGAGGCGGTCGTGGTGCGTTCCGATGTGGCGCGTTCCGATGTGGCGCGGCCCGTTTGGGCGGTCTAGGTTGGGTGTGGCGCAGCGTGGTCCGATGTGGCGCGGTGTGGCACGACGAGACAGCTAAACTAATGAGAAGGTGGTGGGCTGTAGTGGCCCACTACATAAAAATAAATTTACTGGAGAACTAAATATGGCTAATTTTTCTAAGAAAACAAAGCAGCGTATCATTGACGATTACCTGCATAAAACAGGCGCGAACATGTTTGTGCCCTCAGAGTTTGTCGATTGGTTAGCAGGGCAACCAGAACATGAGGCTTACCCTGCGTTCTACGAGATGGATGATGCAGAAGCAGCGCGTCAATTCCGTATTCAAATGGCACGTCAGATGGCATCTGGTTTGCGTATCGTTGCGAAGACAGAAGAAGTCGAAAGCTCGGTGGTTTCTATCAAGGTGGCAGAATACCCTGCGTATATATCCCCTGTGTCTAAAAGGCGTGATGGTGGTGGGTATGAACCGTTTGATCCTAGTGATGAAACTGCGCAATCTGAGTTACGTAGGCAGGCAGGCACAAGTCTAGCTGCGTGGTTGGAGCGGTTCCGCGGCTGCGCTGAACATATAGGGGTGGATGTCACTCCATTGGAAGATATCGTGCGTGTATTACGTGACGAAAAAGACGAAGCGGTGGAGGCATAAATGGCTAAGAAAGGATCGCCGTACGCGGATAAGATATGGGCGTACAAGATAAAACATCCTACAGCGAAAGCTAGGGAAATCGCGGACGCGACTAACACATCTTATGGGTACGTCTATAAACTTCTAAAGAAGATCGGCACACCAGACGAAGTGTTTGAAAAGGAAGCGCGTAGGGTCACGCGTGGGCAGGTGCTAGATACCGCCAAAGAATATGTGACCAAAGATCGTGCGGCTGACCATGGCAACATGGAAGATAACTTCAGCACCATAGGCAAGTATTGGTCGGTGCATCTAGGTGTGGATGTAAGTGCCACAGATGTAGCTGTGATGATGACGTTGTTGAAAGCTGCACGTATAAAGTCGAACCCGTCACATCCAGACAACTGGGTAGACGCATGTGGTTACATGGCATGTGGTGGCGAGATAGTGGGTAAGGTCTGATGGACCTAATCACGTTAGATTTTGAAACCTATTACGACAGGGATTATTCTCTGTCTAAATTAACAACAGAAGCCTACGTCCGTGATCCTCGTTTTGAGGTGATCGGCGTGGCTGTCAAAGTAAATAATGGAGAAACGGAGTGGGCTAGTGGAACGCATGAACAACTTAAACGATACCTTGGAGCCTTCCACTGGGAAGAAGCTATGGTACTTTGCCATAATACTATGTTTGATGGTGCCATTCTTAATTGGCATTTTGATATTCGTCCTCGGATGTATACCGATACTTTGTGTATCGCCCGTGCTTTACATGGGACTGAAGCTCGCGCAAGTCTCGCGGCGTTATCTGAAAGGTACAATCTCGGCACTAAGGGGACAGAGGTCGTACGTGCCCTCGGGAAAAGGCGTGGAGATTTTGGACCCGTAGATTTAGCGGAGTACGGCGACTACTGTATCAATGACGTGGACCTCACCTATAAACTTTTTAGTAGGATGGCCCGACAGTTCCCCAAGCAGGAGCTACGTTTGATAGACGCCACCCTGCGTATGTTTACCGAACCTACTTTGGACTTAGACCGTGGCTTGTTGCAGTCGCACCTTCAAGATGTGAAAGATCGCAAGGCCAAACTGCTGACTGATGCAGGGGTAGAAGATAAGAAAGACCTTATGTCCAACCCGAAGTTCGCGGAGTTGTTGAAAGGGTTTGGGGTCAAGCCCCCGATGAAGACGAGCCTGACCACAGGCAAAGAAACATTCGCGTTTGCCAAGAACGACGAAGCGTTCAAACAGTTGTTAGAACATGAGGATGATCGTGTGCAGTCGCTAGTAGCGGCGCGTCTTGGTAGTAAGTCTACGCTAGAAGAAACACGGACCCAAAGGTTTATCGACATCTCAAACCGTGGGCTTCTGCCTGTCCCTGTAAGATATTATGCTGCGCATACTGGACGGTGGGGTGGCGACGATAAGATCAATCTGCAAAACCTACCGAGCCGTGGGCCAAACGGTAAGAAGCTAAAGCAAAGCCTTATCGCACCCGAAGGACATTCGTTGATAGACTGCGACAGTTCACAGATTGAAGCGCGTGTATTGGCGTGGCTTGCAGGGCAAGATGATCTGACCCAACAGTTCGCGGATGGCGAGGACGTATACAAGTACATGGCGTCCAGTATCTATAACGTGCCAGTAGACGGGGTGAGCAAAGACCAGAGATTTGTGGGTAAGACTACAATTCTTGGCGCAGGTTACGGTATGGGTGCCGTTAAGTTCCAAGCACAGCTACAGGGCATGGGTGTCTACATAGACTTAGAAGAAGCACGGCGCATCATACAAGTATACCGCGATGCCAACGGCGCAATCAGTTCCTTGTGGCGAGCCGCGAACAACATGGTGCAGTATATGCAGCGTGGGGATACCCTAAACTTTGGGCGCGAGGGCGTGTTAAAGGTGGACGCATCTACCAGCTCAATAATCTTACCTTCTGGCCTACCTATGTTTTATCATGGGTTAGCCGCAGAGCAGGGCGAACGTGGCCCCGAGTACACATACAAAACGCGCAGAGGCGCAAAGCGTATATACGGTGGTAAGGTGGTGGAGAACGTGTGCCAAGCTATTGCACGTTGTATCATAGGACATCAAATGTTACTTATTGCCAAGAGATACAAAGTTGTGCTAACTGTACATGACAGTATTGTGGCCTGTGTAACCGACGAGGAGTTGGATGAAGCGCAAGCATATGTCGAAGAATGTATGAGCCAAACACCTAAGTGGGCTGATGGATTACCGATCACATGTGAAAGCGGAACAGGCAAATCATATGGAGAATGTGAGTGACAAAAGTATGGCCGTGGTCCTTCAGTAAGATCAAAGACTTTGAGCAATGCCCGAAGCAGTATTACCACAAACACGTCTTGAAAGAGGTGCCGTTCGTGCAGACCGAGGCTATACTATATGGCAACGAGTTCCATAAGATGGCCGAAGACTTCATTGGTAAAGATACACCTGTACCCGCGAAGTTCAGCTATGCGAAGAAAGCCCTAACATCTTTGAAGAACAGGCAGGGCGAGAAACTATGCGAGATAAAGATGGGCCTGACGGAAAACCTAGAGGCTTGTGACTTCTACGCCTCTGACGTTTGGTTTCGCGGTATTGCTGACCTAGTAATACTGGACGATGAAGTAGCCACCGTTGTGGACTACAAGACAGGCAAATCCGCTAAGTATGCAGACAAAGGGCAGCTAGAGTTGATGGCCCTTGCACTGATGGCGCGGTATCCGCAGGTCAAGAAGGTACGCGCTGCATTACTATTTGTAGTTTGTAATGACTTGGTAAAAGATACTTACATGGAGTATGATAAGTCCAAGCTGTGGGAGAAGTGGCTCGGTAAGTATGGGCAGATGGAAACCGCAGCAAAAGAAGACATGTGGAACGCACGACCTAACGGATTGTGTAAGCGATACTGTCCTATCATTGAATGTGTCCATAACGGAGCCAACTGATGCCATATAAAAACCCCAAAGACCGCCCCAAACAAAAGAACAAACCTGTCGGTAGCAAACCATTTGAAGCTCGAATGGAACGCCAACGTGCTCGTCGTGCTATGGACAAGAAGGGTGTGGATAAAAACAAGAACGGTAAAGCTGATAAACGCGAAGGCAAAGATATCAGCCACAAGAAAGCCTTGTCGAAAGGCGGTTCTAATAAAGACGGTGTAACAATCGAAAGCCGCAGCAAGAACCGCGCACGGAACTACAAGAAGAAAAAGTAATTCGGGCAACTGCCCGAAAGGAGAACACATGCGAATAGTGGATGGTAAGGCGCTGCTGCTCAAGCTGCGCAACCCAAAACGTGTCACTGAAACGATACCAAAAAGCAGGCCAGTGCAGGACCATGAAGTCTTGGTCAAGTGGGGTATAGACGAAGCGCATACCCTGCGTAAGTTGAACATAAATGTGCCATCACCTATTAACGGTAGGTACACATGGACAGGCAAATATGCACCGTTCGACCACCAGAAGAAGACCGCGGCCTTCCTGACTATGAACCCGAAAGCGTTTTGTTTTAACGAGCAAGGTACAGGTAAGACTGCCTCGGCTATCTGGGCAGCGGACTACCTAATGAAGCAGGGCAAGGTCAAACGTGTTTTGGTCATCTGCCCCCTTTCCATTATGGATAGCGCATGGCGCGAAGACTTGTTTACCTTTGCGCCGCACCGTAGTGTGTCGATAGCCCATGGTGCATCGAAGAAACGCCGCGAGATTATCCAGCAAGGTTCCGAGTTTGTCATAATAAACTATGACGGTGTTGAAATCGTAGCGGACGATATAGTCAACGGTGGGTTTGATCTGGTCATTGTGGATGAAGCTACACACTACAAGAACGCGCAGTCCAAACGATGGAAGGTGCTGAACAAGCTAGTGGGTGACGATACTTGGCTGTGGATGATGACAGGTACACCTGCCGCGCAGTCGCCGTTAGACGCGTACGGTCTAGCCAAACTTATTGACCCACAATCTGTGCCAAGGTTCTTTGGGTCTTTCCGCGATATGGTTATGACGAAGGTTACGCAGTTTAGGTGGGTGGTCAAACCTACCGCATCGGACCTTGTGTTTAATATATTACAGCCTGCCATACGGTTCACCAAAGAAGAATGTCTTGACCTACCCGACATGACGTACACGAACCGACACGTTGAGCTTACCCGACAACAGAAGAAATACTACAACACGCTCAAGAAAAGCATGACCATGACTGTGGGTGACGATGAGGTAACCGCTATGAACGCGGCGATCATTATGAACAAGCTACTGCAAATATCTGCAGGGGCGGTCTACACCGACGAAGGTGATACGTTAGAGTTCGACATCAAGCATAGATATAAAGTGCTGAAAGAAGTCGTAGATGAGAGCAGTCAAAAGGTGTTGGTGTTTGTACCGTTCAAACACACCATTGACATACTAACAGATAAGTTGCGTAATGACGGGATATCTACGGAAGTAATACGGGGGGACGTGCCCGTAGCCAAACGGACCGATATATTTAAGCGGTTCCAGAATACCCCCGATCCAAGGGTGCTAGTCATCCAACCGCAGTCGGCAGCACATGGTGTTACGTTAACAGCAGCCAACACTGTGGTGTGGTGGGGGCCAACGTCTTCACTAGAAACATACGCCCAAGCTAACGCTAGGGTTCATAGGTCAGGTCAGAAGCACCGTTGTACAGTCGTGCAGCTACAAGGTTCTGCCGTGGAAAAGCGTATTTATTCACTATTGAATAACAGAATAGACGTACACACAAAAATGATCGACCTTTACAAAGAATTACTTGACTAGGTTACATTTAACAACTAAAGTGTAATTCTCGTTAATTAGGAGAACGCATATGGAGGATACATCCGACATCCCTGCAGATAAGCTAACCAAAGCCTACATAAAGATACGGGCAAAAAGAGCGGAGCTATCTGCACGGTACAAAGAAGAAGATGGAGTGTTGGTACGCCAACAGGAAATCTTGAAGAATGCGCTATTAGACTACTGTGAGAACCACAATGTTGAAAGCGTTAGAACCTCTGAAGGTTTGTTTTTTCGGTCTAGTAAAACCAAGTATTGGACCAGTGATTGGGAACAAATGTACGGTTTCATCAAAGAGCATGATGTACCTGAGTTCCTAGATAAGCGGTTGAACCAGACCAACATCAAACAATTTTTGGAGGAAAACCCAGACGTTATGCCTAAAGGCATGAACGTAGACACCGAGTACGTCATATCAGTAAGGAAAAAATAATGGCAGAACCATTTGTACCAATAGAGGATTTGGCAAAGCATTTTGCAGTGTCCATTTCTACTATCCGTGCGTGGGTACGGCAGGGGCATATCCCTAAGTCCACGTACATTAAGATCGGTAACACATACCGCTTTAATAAAACTTCTGTAACCGCAGCCTTAACAGGTAAGGCCAAGGAAGAAGAACAGGCCGAGATACGCAACGAGCCTGTAGAAGAACAGCTAGAATTTGATTTCGATGCTGATGTAGACGTATAGTCAGAAAAGGAGAACGACATTGGCTGATACATATATAATTGAGGGCGTTGAAGCTCTATGGCCGCGCATAGACCAAACCTATGCGTTTGATAAAAAGGTTAACCGCAGTATGCCTTGCGGTCCGCGTGACACTAACGCGGAATTTTCTATCCAGTTTCGTATGGATAGCACTGCGGCGAAGGCTTTGTTCAAGGCTATGAGCGCAAGCTACATGGCAAACCGCGAGGACAAGTGGGCAGAGAAACTATCTAATCCGTTCGTAAAGGATGATAACGGTACATATACGCATAAAGCCACGTTGAAGGGCGCGTATAATGGTCAGGCAACCGATAAGCCTGCTCAGTACGATTCACAGGGTAACGGGTTAGCAGAAGACTTCCAGTTGACCACTGGCAGTACGGTTAACATCGCCGTGAAGTTGGTGCCATATGACTTTGGGGGAAACCAAAGCGTGTCACTAAGGCTGAACGCTGTGCAGGTTATTAAGTACCTTCCGATGGAACGTGCCAACCCGTTCGGTACAGTGGATGGTGGTTTTGTGGCAGAAGACCCAAACCCATTCAAAGAGAAGCCCAAGTCAAACAACGTGTTGGAAATGAAGCCCACCACAGATGACGATGATGGGTTTGACGAAGAGCCAGTAAAAAAGACTGTAAAGAAAGCAGCGGTAAACTCTCCGTCAAGCGGTGATCTCAACGACATCGTGGATAGCATGTTCGACGACGACGACGATTAAAACAAAACGCCACGGTTACTACGGTAGCCGTGGTTACTCTTATGGTATGAGTGGTAGTAATGAAAACAAAACGATTTT